CTGTCCCCATAGACAGGCGGAAGGCGCAACGGATAGGGGGGGGTATCAGTAACGGCCCCTTGCTGCTGTTGCTTTTTCCGGGTGCTGTTTGTTGTGGCATCCCTCGCAGAGACTAATTAAATTTTTATCGGCAAAGGCCATCTCTGGGTACTCGTCTGCGTGTTGGATGTGGTGGACGGTTGTTGCAGGTACTGCTTTGCCATACCTCTTACAGTGCTGGCACATATATCCGTCACGCTTTAATATTTGCAGACGCTTCCTTTTCCATCGTGGGCTGTTATACGAAAAAGTCCCCATCATCAATGCCCCGCACTATATTAAGCTCCCTTTCAGAAAGTTCAACAGCTTCTGCCATTTGAGCCGTTAATGAGGAATATCTTTCTGCGGCAGCAAGCCTCTCTGCTGCACGATTTGATAATAAAAGCCCTCCACCAAATATGCCAACCCCAGCATCAAGCTTTGAAATAGGTATGCACTCGCTTCGGCTTACCTTGAAGGTAATCCCTCGTTTGGAATACTTGCCGAGACGCGCCGCGGTCAATACATGGGTAGGCAATATATGCGTTTTTCGCAATTTCTTTTTCCGCCCAAGTTCCGCATTATTTGCCTTCTGTATCGCCATCCCAAGCCCCGGAGCGGTCATAGCAATTATGTCGTCGTCGAAAAGATTCGTGACAAATCCAGTATTGACTACTGCGCCATTTGCATATGTAATCTGCACATCACAAGCGATATGGCACATACGCATCACGGTATTTTTGCAAGAAAAACTTGTGAGAGCTGGCGCGAAAAGGAAGAACGGAATACCTTTATCAAGATAAAATATACATATCTTTGCCAAAATAGAAAACGGCGGGTTATCTACAACAACCGCACCGTTTGAATAATCGAAGCTTTGATAATCTCCTCCCGGATAAAATGGGCGGACGATCTTATCCTTGTCCACGCCGCACTCTTTGCAAACCCAGTCTCTTACTGCATCATATACCAGCGGAGGCGTGAAACAATCGTCGGTTGTCGTTTTTGGAGCAAATTTGTCAATAAACTCCAAATACTCTTTGCTATCTGCTTTTTGTAAATCCATGTGCCCTCCTTTTATCATTACCCGCCCTGTCCCTCCCGGTGTCTACTATGCCGGGCTACCAATTATTGTTACCAAACCGTGGTTATCCGCTTAGTGCCTGTCTTGTTCCCGCACAGCAGGAGCGTCTGCGGCTGCTCATGGTCGCTCTCGCTGCTGGGCAGCAGCATCTTCCGGGTTGCGTAGCCCCCGTACTGCTGCCATGCGGTACAGCTAACCACTACCAGCTGCTTGGTACGGATAACATTGTTGTTACTGTCCACCACGATCTTTTTGGGCTTACTGATGGTGCCTTTGTGGGTATGGCCAACAATCAGAGCGTCAATGCCCTCTATGGTGTAGCCGAAGCGCTCATTGCGGTTGACCGTTGCACCGGTGTAAATGCCGCCGCCGGAGCCATGGGTAACAGCCATCGTATAGCTGGTGATAGGGATATCTCTTGTTACCCTGCGCCCAATCTCCAGCTTGAGGAATGCTATATCCTCGGCGTAGTAGTCCTCCATGTCCAGCTTGCACATGATGTCGCCCATAATGTCTTGGTCGGTGTCCCTGGCTGTCCTCGCTTCGTGGTTACCGGATACCGCGCAGAGTATCTTATCCTTGATGGGCGTTAGCATTTCCGCCATCATCTTTTTCTGCTCCCGCGGGCGGATATAATCCTCAAAGGGGCTTCCCACCGCGTTCCGGGTATTGTTGTTGATGAGATCGCCGCCAAGGATGAGATAAGCGTCCTCCCGCTCTACCCGGCGGCAGAATGCTTGCCAGCCCTCTTTATCATGTAGGATGCTGCCCAAATGCACATCAGATACCGGATATACCTTGATGGTGTCGCTCTGCGGGATTTTGCGGACTATTAAATCCATAGGTATCCCCTCCTTTATGGCATAAAGAAAGAGAGCGCCTTTCGGTACTCTCTGACTGCTTTTAGTAAGGCAGACTATTGCGAACTTGCGGCCTGCCAGCGCGGCACCTTTTTTACGAAGGTCATGTATCTTCGGCCGATGGGATAACGGGGCATCGGCGACACCGTAAAAAGGAGGTAAAACATGAAGGTGGAGCACCCGATAGGGATTGAACCTATAACCCGCTGCTTACAAGGCAGCCGCTCTACCATTGAGCTACGGGAGCAGATTGCCGGGATTAGGGGCCCGGCTCCCCACCAGGAGGAATGTCAAGGGAAGTCTGTGTTTTACCACGATATTAGTATACACTATGTTAGGCGTTATTTTGTCCCGAATTTGTCCCAAGTTTTACAGCTCGGTCACACCGTATCGGCAAATAGCGTATCTCTTTAGTGCCTCGTCCATCCTGCGGTACAGCTCCGACCTGCTGATGTGCAGCTCGTCACATAATCTATCGATGGCATTGTACTCACGCCGCATGACGGCCACCTCAAGTATCCTGCGCTGCTGGTCGGTCAGGATAGACAGGCCACGGTCCATCTGCCGCACTTGCCACTTAACCAGCTCATGGTTGACGGTTAGGTTGTCCCTATTGCAGATGGCGTTTATGATGCGTTCCTCGGCAGTCGAGCTGCCGCCCTGTACAGGTGTGGCGTCCATTTTGGGCGACCTGATGCCCTCCATTCTGGCCGTCAACATATCGATCTCGTCCTGCAGGCTGTCGATGGCCATGAGCTTTTCGTAATACCTGCCAAGCTCCCACTTACAGGTCTTTTTGTAGTCTATCATGTGGTTCCTCCTTTCTTTCGCCGTAGCTGCAGAAATCCTCCGGCGCAATCTCCATATCATTAACATGACAAATCAAGAAGCCGTTGGAATTAACCGTTGCATTTACAAGATATTTGCAGTCTTTGCATCTGACCACCGGCGCAGCATCAACAGATTCCTCCGTCAGCATCTTCATCCACTCACAGTCGGCAGGCTCACAGTCCATTCCCGGATACATTCTGTCGCAGATACTACAGATAATATCCACTGCAGTTTCATTTTTGATATAGGGCTTAATCATAAGTAGCCTCCTTTTCGTCCATCTTCGCCCCGCAGTTGGGGCAGTAGTTGTAAGCGCCGTCAATAGACGGGTCAAGAGACCACCACCTACAAAACGGGCACCTAAACTGACTGAGCGTGTTAAGCGTTTGCGGGATGTATTCCCACCGTCCATGCACCACCGGGGCAACATCAGCGGGCTGGAAACACTCTACCTCATCGAGCATATCGTCAACCCAACAGGCACGACACCAGCATCCGTTGTGGTCTTTCTTCTCCGCCTTGCACGGCTTGCAATAACGCTCCTCGACGCTTTTCTTAAACGCTTCCCTGTCTATGTATTCAGCCATCTTTTTCTCCTCCTTCCGGCAGCACCACCACACGCCCGTCCTTGTCGGCCTCGGCCAGCTCGCGCAGGCGAGCATCGTCGTCCGTCTGGTGGAGCAGCTTGTCAAGCCGCTCAATGATATTGTCGGCGTGCTTGTTGATGGCGTATTCTGCTTCCGGCGATATTTCCCGCACACTCGCCAAATCGTTAATTTCCTCCGGCGTCAGCCCCGTGTCCTCGTAGGCGGCGAGCGCGCTGTAGAGCTGCCGAATGATTTGCCGCAGTGCAGCCTTCGATACGCTGTTCAGCACCGGACCGTTCAGAACCAGGTCGAGCAGCTTCGGCTTCATGCATTCAAGGACGGAGCGCGGGCCGAGATACCGGTCCATGCTCTCGTCCACTCTGACCTCTTCATTCGTTAGTCGTTCCATCATTCTACCTCCCTTTTTCGCTTCACTCGGTAGCATAGTTTTCCGCACCGTTCACAGACTGCGTAATTTGTGTGGTACTTCCCGCCGTGCCGGTCGCTTCGGCGGCGCGACACCTGAACATACGCATACTTGTTCAGCTTGTGCATACCAATTCGGCAAAGAAGCGGCTTTTTCATCACTCTACCTCCTGCATCCAAAACTTACGACGGCAAGATTGACAACGCATCTCGACATCAGTTGATTGACATGGGTAGTGACTATCCAGTTCTTGTGGACAAAAGTCTAATACACCATCCACAAAAACTTTGGCATTAGGCCACTGTTCCATAAACACGCTCTGCCGCGTCTTGCGCGGATGGGCGGCAGACCATTCCTCGACAATCTTAACCGCGATTACCGGGTCATAATCGTCCTCCAACCCAATGCCAGGCGTGGCCGCGCCGCTCTCGTACATCCTGTTTCGCTCCTGTAAAAACTTCACAGCATCCATTCTATTTATTCTCCTTATCCTCATTTAAGATTTCCATTATCTTTCTATATTGATAATCTGGTATTAAAGGTTGTATTCCATTGCATTGCTTGTATTCATACCATGCTATAAATATACCAAGACTAAAGCAAATAATTGCAAAACCAAATAACATCCAAAATACTGCTGTATGAGAAGGTTCAACTAATCCCATAAACCAACCACCTATTTCTATTGAACAGAAAGAAACAAGTGCAAGAAAACAAGTTAACATTACTGAACGAGTTTGAAGTGCATATGGGTCTTTTGCTTTACACAGCTTTAAGAATTTTCTGAAATTCATCATATGTTTAGCTCTATGGCATTAGCTGGGCAGCCTTCGCACACATCGTAGGTATTGCACATCCTCCGAGTTTCTTCTAAAAATTTTACTGCGTCCATTCTGCACCTCCAAAATTCTCAAGATAATATTGCTTGCAGTCCTGCCAACCATTGTAATAGGCTGCCTGCTCCCGGCGTTCCTGCTCCTCTGCGGTCATCTCCGCCTGGGCCACTTCGTCCACACGATTCCACCTTTCGGCCGAAATAGCCGATAGAACCATTATGCAGAAAGCAGCTAAGATTATCGTAACTGCCGCTGCCGTCCAGTTCCTCATAGCGAATCCCTCCTAAATCCGAAAAATGTCTTTATTTGCGGCAGGGTCTCCAGCCTGTGGCCGTCTACCGTTACTAAGGCGGCATAGCCACGGCCTATCCAGCCACGGTGCCAAATCCCCCGGGCTTCGTAGTAGTCAACGCTCTCCCGTCGCTCCGTGGTTTTGCCGCAAACCCTTATCTCGATGTCGATTTTCCCATCCCGGCGCTTTATCCAATTCTTGGGACGCTTATACTTACCGGATGCCGCTGCATCCTTGTAGCATTGCTTGGAGCAGTACTTTTGTCCCGGCTGGCCGAAATAGTCCTTCCCGCAGTATTCGCATTTCTTCGGCTCGGCTTTTTTCATACTGCTTTTGCGGGCCCGGATGCTGTCCATTGCCTTTTGGCACTCCTTGCAATACAGCTGTCTGGTGTTGGTGCTGCCTATCGGCCCTCCGCATCTCTTACATGGCCGGTTGGGGTCTCTCTTGATTCCATAGCGATACAAGATCGAGGCCACAGAGCCGTAATCAAGATCGAGAATTAAGGCAATCTCCCTGTTTGTCTTGCCCTCCCGCACCAGCTGCTCCAGGAACTCCGGGTCGTTTGAATTAGAACAGCCGATTTTGGCGTTAGGAGACGCTTTATCGTATGACATCATAACTCACCACCTTTTCATGCTCGGGCATCTCTGCGCGCATTTTTATGGCTTTGGTGATAGCGTTCCAGCGCTTGATAAATTCCTCGGCACTTTGTCCCTCAAAAAGCGGCTTCTCCCGCTCTACATCCTTCTGCCCCATCAGGGTACCTCCTTTGATAGTCCTTCTTCGCAAATATCCACTATGTGCTGGCACAGTGCTGCCGGAATAACGCTTCTTTCCTTGCTACCCTTTAGCCCCTGTGTGCCAGTTTTGCTGCCCCTTGGTGCCTTTTCATGACAGGGATCCCCATTCTTGCACATCGGTTTGAACTTGGGATCAGGATGGTTTGTCCAGATGTCAGTAGGCTTCATCCTGGTGTCACCATACTGGCAATATGTCACCGTGTACCTGTGCAGTCCTTGCATCCATGACATCTTCCGCATCCCGCCCCTTGGATTTTCGATGAACCAAAACCTTGGCTTAAGGTCCTTGATTAGTTGTAATACATGCTGATCTACCATATCGCAAAATTTTGCATAGTCACTGACAGGGTCAAGGTTTCCTGTTACAGGATTTTTTCTCCGGTGATGGCTTATAGCGGCAATGCTGAATGTGGAACAGTCCGGACTTGCCCAAATCACATCTGGGCGTCCAAAACGATTCAGAATTTCATCCGTCGTGACTGTTAAGATATCTGCATAAAGATTGATGTTTTCAAAATTCTTATCCCATTCCACAGAAAACACTTGATGCCCTCTGTTTTCAAACGCTTTCCCTATACTCCGCGTTCCGGCAAACAATTCAAGTACTTTCATCCGTTACCTCCTCTATTTCAATTTCTGTTCTTGGGTTTTTGGGGTCGTATGCCCCACGCAGCCGCAGCTCTACATGGTCAAAGCTATCATCGGCGATTACTCCCCGGTGTACCAGCCCGTCCATCAGCATCTTTCCGTTGTAGTTATCCGGGTCATGCCGGTGCCGGGTGGGGAAGTAGTAGGTGATGGTCACCACCGCCTTGCCCATTGGTTTGCACTTGGGGCAGTATGCAACAAACAGCTGCAGCCAGCGCTGCTTTTCCGCTCGGTAGTCCCAGGTATTTGCCCGACCAGCGTATTTGTTCAGCGATGGTGGGATTTCGGGGATAGTGATTTTCACGCGTCCTCCTCAAATCCCGGCAGGATGGTTTGCCCTGGAAGTATGCCGTCCTCCATCCACCAGTGGAAAACATCAACGCCTGTATCGCCCATTCTGCTAAAGCCTTTCATCATGCCCCGCCGCTTCCGTTCCGCGATCATTCTATCGAATGCTGCTATGTAGGCTTTTTTGTATGTCGGGTACCTCGCAAACTCAATGTATCTTTTCTTTCCGGCCATAGAGCACCCAACACATCCGACTCTATGCCAACCCTCCGCATAAAGCGGGCAAAGATTCACCTTTTCCGCTTTGCAGAAATCAAAAACATCTTCGGTTGTCCAGTCGATGATGGGATTTACCACCCGCTTGCCCGCCATTTGGCAGCTTTCAAATAACCGGCGATCCTCGTCATTGTCGTTGGAGAGGATAAGGCTCCTTTCCTTTCGGCGTGCTATAACCTCCAAGCTGCCCCTGTTTTTCTTCCGAGCAGCACTTTCTGCCCACCGGACACCAGTGATTATAAAGCGGTCTTTTCCACCACCCTCTTTCAGCTCCGAACAGCAGTAGCGCATCAGTCTGGTCGGTGGCATCAACTTACGGGGGATAAGGTTCCACATGGTAACCCTTTTCCCATCAGGTTGCACATGGTAGTCAATGTCGCATTTGATACCTGAAAGTTCCAGCTCCCGAAATTTGTTGCGGACATGGTAAACAGTTTCAGGGGCGTCGGCAGTCGTATGGTTGTGGAGCACCTCAAACGGGATTTTAGCAATCTGCGCCAGCTTCAGGATAGTATCGCTGTCCTTTCCACCGCTGTAGGTTATCACAAGCGGCTGTTCATATAGCGCCTGCGACATCTCCGTTGCTTCTTTCAGCCTTTTTACGGCGATATCTACTTTGTCACTCATGCGTTCTCCTCCATCATCCGCTCCGCCAGCGCCAGGTCATAGCTGGGCAGCTGCTTTACCTCGGTTTCCCCCTGCGGAAGCTCGTCCTCCCACCTGCGCTGGTTCAGCCATGTCGCAGGGTTTGGGATGTACTGGCCGTTGTTCTCCGTCCATTGGCGGCTCCGCTTCTGTGCAGATATGGCATCCATCATGCGGTCAAAGGTCTGCTTATCCGGCTTGATGCGCTCAAATGCCTTCTCTGCTGCTCCTTTCCCGACTTTCTTGGGATATTGCGCCCAAAATTCGGCAAACCGGCCCCCTTGGGGGGCATGGGGGGTACTTGTATTCGGATTCGGATTAGTATTCGGATTCGGATTGGATTCAGGCCGCAGCTCGCCGCAATCCGCAGCAACTTGCGGCAACTCGCCGCAGATTTCCGCAGACGGTGTAAAGCCGCTGTTTTTAGGCGGGTCGGGATATTTTGGTTTGCATTCTCGTATCCTTTGATGTTCGGCCCAAGTCGGGAACCAAAAGTAGGGCTTCCCGTCCACCTCGTAGAGGGAAACGCAGCCTTTGGCCGCCAAACCGTGGAGCGCATCGTTGATATCTTTTGCAGTAACCCGTTCCCGAAGCGGGAATGCGTTGCCTTTGATGATTGCAGGTCGGGCATCTCCTCGTCCTGCATCGTCTACCGAAACAATAAGACTTACCCAAAGCCGAAACTCGAAATCCGTTAAGGATGCTATCTTGTCGCTTGTGCGGAAGCTATCCTTTATCAATCTATTCGGCATTCCTCCTCACCTCCCGTCAGAATGGGAGGTCGTTAGGGTCGCCCTCGACTTCTTCAAATCCGCCCTGCTCGCTCTCTGCGGGCTTTTCCTCTGCCTTGCCGGTAGATTTGCTGCCACCGAAAAGAGCTTCCTCTGCGATAACCTCTGTGGCTGTGCGCTTATTGCCGTTCTTGTCCTCGTAGTTGCGAACTTCGATGCGGCCGACAATGGTAATGAGGTCACCCTTTCCGAACCACTGGTTTACGAATTCGGCGGTCTTGCCCCATGCTACGATGGGTACGAAGTCAGTCTTTTCTCGGTCACGGTTGCGGTCTACCGCAATGGTAAAGCTGCACACGCTCTTGCCGTTCTGGGTCTGTTTCAGTTCGGGAGCCTTGGTCAGCCGCCCATTAAGGATCGCTTTGTTCAGCATTCTGTTTCCTCCAAATAGTTAGTGTAGAATTCCTCCCGGAACATCGGGATAGTGAAATCGTAGTTGTCGATACAGGCTTGCTCGCCCAGCCGGTGCAGCCAGTCCATCACCTCGGCACAGCCGTGTGCGTGTGTCAGGTGGCACGGCGTGTGGCACAGGGAAACCCAAAGCCCCATGCGCTTGCTTTTGCTCCGCATGGCGTTGCCGAAGATTTCGTGCCGGTCGAGCTTTACGCCGGAGCGCTGGCACAAAAAGCACTTGGATGTGTCGGCCTGTACGATGCTCGGAGCGTAACCGTTTCGGTCAAGCTCTGCGCCCCATTCGTTTTTCAACCGTCACACCTCCCAGCCTGTCCCCATTCTCTGCCGATTTGGTTATCGATGATCCTGATTTGCAGTTTAAGGCTGTTGATGGCTTCCAAGTTCGCCTTGTAGACTGCTTCGGCAACATCTCGCTTAAACCGTGCTTCTGCCACGCTCGGTATCCCGTAGCAGGTCTTGTCGATCAGGCCGATGGCAACACCTTCGTCTTTCAGCTTTAAGCATTCGGTGCGGAGAAGGACTTTATAGTCCCGCTCCGCAGCAGCATACTCGCTTCCCGAATTTCGCAAGGTCTTAACGGCTGTATTAAGCTGTGCCGATTTCTGTTGCAGCTCGGTCCACAGGTCAAGCTCCATTCTTCTCGGCCTCCTTTTCGGCGGCAAAGGCTTTCTTCTGGCAGTTCGGGCACAGCTTGCGGCCGAACCGCTGGACGCTGTATGAGGCGATCTCGCTTACAGGCCAATACTCCCCGTTGCGCTTGTTGATACCGGTGATCTGCTGCCCGCAGTCGATGCAATACTCGGTAGGCTCTGGTTCTCTTTCTGCACCCTCCGGTAAGTCCTCGCCAGCGTAGATATACAGGCCAAGGCCATGACGGGCACAGGCTTTTGTAAGGGAACGCTGGATTGCCTTATTGGCATCGAATGAGGTAACATCACTGGCCGGGATTGAGCGGTTGCGGTTATCCATGACCGGCAGATACTCGATGTGCTCAATGCCGTTGACGGTTACGCCAGTCTTAACCCAGCAGGTCTTACCGTCTGTGTGGTAAAACAGGCCGTTAGCATCCTCGTAGATGGTATAGGTGGCATCCGGGTGCAGCTTCTTGATTTCTCCCCAGGCCCATGCCCAAGAAAGGTATGTAAGGCCATTCTTCTTCTCTGTCTTGTCAGAGCAGTTGATGCTGTTCAATTCTCGAAAGTAGTTCTCCATAGCTCCTCCTTAATATCTGTCTGGTTCTTCATCAAAGTACCTGTCAGCATCCGCATCGCTGGCGTCAAACCGCTTAACACAGTTTTCGCAGCCAATGACCATTCCGTCCTTAATGTAAATGGTCTCGTTGATCTCGCAGCCGCACTCCGGGCAGATGTGCGGCTTATCATCGTAGTTATCCACACAGCTCGGGATTGGCCTATCCGGGATATTGTATGGGTTCATGCTTCCACAACCTCCCCGTTTTTCAACTTGACATCCCTACCAGAATCTTGTATATTGGTGGTGCTTAATCTACCTTTGCCCTCATTGGCTTTTGCGGAGCCGGTGGGGGCTTTTCTATGCCTGTACTCCTCCTGCTGGCGGCGGATACAGCGCAGAACCCAAGCTGTGAAGTTGCAGTAACCCATTTCGATAAGCTGCTGACGGAACTCCGCCATATTCACATAGCCCAAAGGAATACGCACAGACAGCTTATAGTTTGCTTCCCGCTTCCTGCCGGGCTTGTCCGCTATCAGCGCTTCCGCTTCTGCAGTACGCCGAATTCCGTAATAGCCCGGCTTCTTGCACATACTGTCCAGCGGCTTGGTGTAACCGGGGAACTTCTCACGGATAACTGCTATCCTCTCGTTCTGCTCCATGGCCTTACCTCACCAGCAGCAGGATAGCCGCTGCTGCGAATATGGCTCCCATTCCGAGAACTACGGCCAAGGCTTCCTGCAGCCACTCCTTTTTACTCATCTTCCTGTACCTCCTTTTGCGGAAGCTCCGGTAAGGATGCCCACCACTGGACTTCGATAGCGGTCTCCACATGATCTCCGCTGACATTGAACATCTGATGCTTGGTGCTGAATGGCAAGGTTGCGTATCTTCCCGGATTTGTCTGGCACAGGTAATGCCCGTCCTCGCTGGGTACGATCTCATCCGAGTTAAACCACCGGATAAAGGTGTTGGTTGTTGCTTCCATGTTGTTCCTCCTTCTTTTCCACCCCGTTTGGCGGGAAAAACTTCTTGACATCTTTTATTGGAATAAATAATGCATCGCAGACCTTATAGACTTCCTCCAATGTCCACGGGGTCTTGCATATCATTCTGTCGCTGATCTGCTGGCGGCTCATACCGGTGCGCTTCCCAAGGCTTGTCTGGTCGTGGCCAAGTTCCAGCATCAGCGCTCGCAGCCTGCGGTAGGTGTCAACTTTCCTTGACATTGCTGTCCCTCCCTTCATGTGGTAGACTATAGTTGAGGTGATATTATGAGCGAAAAACTTGATGTTTCGTATTCTTTGACCGAAGAAGAAAAGAGAATATTTCGCAAATTCAAGCGAAGCAACAGCGCCAAATTGACAAAATCTGAATTTCAAACTATGCTCCGGTCAAAGCTGGTAGATGGCGGTTTCGGCGGCGAATACTACTGGTTTAGCAATGGCTCCTTTGATGAGGGAGTTGCTTGCCTATCGGAAAACGGTTTGCGCGTTAAAGCCGCCATGCGGGCCGAGAAGAAGTTAAGCGTCCGGTATTGGGTTACAACAGGAGTTGCAATCGCCGGTTTCCTGCTTGCCGTCCTGTCTCTCCTCATGCAACATGGGATAATATCGCTACTGCCGCTATGATGATGGAGAGAACGCCACACAAAACCGTGATGATCTGCGGTGGCCTAGTCTTAAATAGGTATGCTTTCCAGCTGGTATCGCCGTAGACCTCGATAAGGTATTTTTCAAATTCATCGTTTCTCATGTCATGCCAGTCTTTCATTGTCCTCCTCCTTTCCCTTGATAAGCTCGTCCAGCGCTCGGCGTAGTTTCTCCTCCGCAACAGGGGCTTCACGGTCTGCGTTCAGCAATTGGCTTACATACTTCTCATGCAGCTTCGCCTGATGTGCCACAGCCTTGATCGTAAATCCTGCGTTGTGTATTTCGCCGATTAGCTTGCCTGTCCATTGTGCGGGCATACAAAATTTTACCCTCCCTTCCTTATATAGTTGACTTTGGTAAGGGGATGGGGTAAAATATAAGTGCCACCCAATATAAATACCCCGACACCCCAAGGAAAGAATTAACCGAAGTTAATTCTATATGCCCATTGTACTTAACTATAGTTAATTTGTCAATGCATATCGTTAACTTCGGTAAACTTCTCCGTTCTGCACAATATCGGAGGGAGATTTTTGGTATGTTTTACGATAACTATTGTGTACTATGTGAGATGAAGAAGGTTACGCCGACAAAAGCCGCAAAGGCCGTAGGGTTAAGCGCAGCAGCTCCGACCAAATGGAAAAAGACAGGAGCAAGCCCATCCGCTGAAACCTTGCAGAAACTTGCAGCGTACTTCGGCATCACCGTTGACGAGCTTTTGGGCAAAGAAAAACAGCCCACTGAAGGTGAGCTGCATCCCGCCAATAAAAAACTTATGGAGCTTTCCCGGACTCTTTCGCCGGAGGAAGCCGAGAAAGTATATAAGGCCATTTCGCTGCTATTAGAGAAATAGCTCTTTCGCATTGTTCAGGTGTCATTTGTAAAATAAGCTGCTCTAACGCCGTGTTCCAATCCATTGGTGTTCCTCCTCTTTTGTCAATTATTGTCGAATAAAAATCCTTCCAAATTCAGTAGGTATTTGGTACAATTCAATTGTAACAAATTGCATTGCCAATATGTACTGACAAATGTTGCGGTTTTGGCGTCAAATTTGTCATGCTTTCCGGACAAAAGTGCCCGGTAACAAAAAACAGGAGATGAGTTTGTGAATTCAGACGAAGAAAGGAATTGGGAAAACTTTTTGCTGGAGGTAGCCACAAAACGGCAGGAGCAGGGAATGACACACAAGGATTTGGCCGACAATGCCGGGACAGTTGAGAGGACGGTCTCCCGGCTGCTTTCGGAGCCGACAAAAAATCCAAGCCTTTTTCTCGTTGCTTCCGTCTGCCAAGCGCTGCACATATCTCTCGACAAGCATTTCGTGAAGGAAGTCTATAACAAAACAGACAGCCAGAACAGCGAAGAAATGATCGAGATGCTGAAAGAGCAGGTGCGCCAGCGCCGGAAGCTGTCCAAAACACTCTTCGCAGTTATTTTTGTCCTGCTGGCGATGATGATTTTATACCTCGTCCTAATCGATGCAAATAACCTTAACTACGGTTTAATTCGGGATTAAGAACAGATGTTCTTTCCAAATATAATCGTACCGAATCAAAAGTACAATAAAAAGGACTGGAAGGAGAGAGGTCATGAAAAAGCTAATTTCTTGTTTGTTGGCGGTCGCAATTTTGATTGCGCTTGCTTCGTGCGGAAAAGATGCAACAGACGAAAAAATAAAAGAGGTAGCGCAACAAATAGGCCTTATATCAACAAGCATCAAAACAGTGGACGGTGTAAAGACTATCGTTGAGGATAGCTATTACTATGTGAATTTTGACATAGAAAACGGTGAGGTAAAAAAGGCGTATTGTGGAGACTATGTTTTTTATAAGGACGGAGAGGTAAAAAGCAAGTTTTATGACAAGCTGCTTTCCGTTGAGGATATGGTGGATTATCAAAGCAAGGTAGAGGATATTGTCCTTGCTGCCCTCACCAGCCCTGATACTGCGAAATTCCCCGGCAGTGGATTAACGCCACTCGAAGGATGGTTCTTTATCCGTACAGGAAATGCCGTGAAAGTTGAGACATATGTTGATGCTCAAAACGGTTTGGGAGTTTCCACGAGAAATAATGTCGTTGCTATATACAGAGACGGGGAGTGCGCAAAGCTCCAGGTCGGAAACATAGATATAATTGGTTAATAAATACCGCCCCCGGCAACGAGGGCGGTTGTCTATCAGGAGGGGAAAAATGAAAGAAAGGACAAATACGGCAAAGTGGCTTGATAAACAGAACCGCTGGCAGATCGCCGTCCAGAAAGATGGCGTAAGAAAAACATTTACAAGCAGTCGGCCGGGAAGGGAAGGGCAGAGGGAAGCGAACCGAAAAGCAGATGACTGGCTGGCATCAGGCATCTGCGGGACGAAGCTGCACCTATCGGAGCTGCACGAAAGCTATATGGAGCAGCTTAAAATTCGGACTTCGCAATCGAATTGGCGACCGCAGGAAAGCCGCTGGAAAACATGGATTGACCCAAGGATAGGCCACCTAAAGGCAGATGCACTTTGCGATGGGATTTTGCAAAAGGTTATCGACTATGCATACAATAATGGGAAATTGTCGAAGAAGTATCTGCAAAGCATCCGTGCTGACATGGTTTCTTTCTGCAAATATCTGCGGAAAATGAAAGTAACCGGCTTTGCCCCGGAAGACATAACAATTCCAAAGGGAGCCCCCGTTGGCGTTCGCAACATTTTGCAGCCGGAGGACATTGTAACGCTTTTCTCCGTTGATACGACGATCTACAAGGGTAAATTGGTAAAAGATCCATATATAAATGCTTATCGCCTTGAGGTTTTGACCGGACTGCGGCCGGGGGAATTGCGTGGCATCATGCGGAACGATTTCAAACAGGGCAGATTGGAGGTAAGGCGGTCGATAAATGAGGATAATGAAATCACTACAGGCAAAAACGAAAATGCGATACGCAGCGTTTATTTGGGCGAAATCGCAGAAGCGATTGTAAAAGATCAAGCATCAAAGTCAAACGGCCTGTATCTGTTCCAAATGCCGACAACGGAAACCTATCGGAAGTTTTTCCAAAGATATTGCAAAGCAAACGGGATTCCGAAAACGACACCATACGAGCTGCGCCATACTTTCGTTTCCCTTGCCCAGTCCCTCCCAGAGGGGTGGGTAAAGCAATTGGTCGGGCACTCCAAGAGTATGGACACATTCGGGGTTTACGGTCACGCTGTATCGGGGATGGATCGACAAATAACCAGCGCACTTGATGGCGTGTTTACATCAATTCTTGGTCAGCAGGGAAAAAAGTGAGTTATTTTGTGAGTTTTTTTGCAAAAGAAAAAAGCCAGTAACCTGCATGGTTACTGGCTTTCTCGTTGGTGCGGAAGATGGGACTTGAACCCACACGCAAAATTATGTTATTGCCGTAAAGTGTAGGAATCAAGCGGTTTTTCCGACTTTCATTCCGCTGAAAAAAGCATGAAAAACTCACTTTCGGAACAAAAGTGAGTTGCAAAGTGAGTTATTTTGCCACCGTATCGTACTGCTCAATAGCTGCTAAAATTCTCCCACGCAGCGCCTGCGCGCTGGCGTGTTCGGTTCTGTATTTTTCTTTGATGTCTTCCAGCTCGGCGACCAGCTTATCATAATCGCTCGGCACCTGCGCATCGTCATTGAGATACTGCCGCACCAACGCCAAAAACGCGTTCCAGTGCGGTCTGATATAGGCAGGGCAATCTTTCCTTGCGTACCAGTCATGGTGCTGGTAGACTGCGTTCTCGTCCAAGCCATGACGCTTAAGAATCGCAGCGCAAAGCCTTGCGCCGTTATCTTCGGCAATCCGGTTATACTCGGCATCAGTGCCGTCCATGATGATCTCGATGGCGATGGTAGTGCTGTTGCCGGGGCCGTAGTTTCCATCGGCAGCGTGCCAGCCGACCTCGCCCTCGTCAAGGTTCTGCCATGCTTCGTTCTCGTCCACATAGTAGTGGACACGGACAGACCCCATGTTGCAGTTGGGATAAGTTGCCCTGGTGTACTGCTCGGCCATTGTGGTACCGCTGGGGACTTTAATCCGGCCAGTATTGTGAATAGTCACACCGTTAATGGCGGATAGCGCCCGGTTTGCCTTGTACTGCGTACCTTTGCGGTATGTATAACCGGCCTCGGTATAGTCTCGGTTCCATACGGCGCTATCAGGAATAAGCTTTTCACAGATTTTTACGCCGTTATCATAGCGTACATTGTCGGGAGAGAGGAAAGCCATTAGGCTTCCCCCTTTCCTTCGGCATCCAAAATAGCCACATCAGTGTGTTTGACCATGCCGGTGGTGGCTGCGTCATATGTACCATTAGCAGCCAAAGCGACAATAACAGCGTTCAGCAGGCACAGCACCACGCCCTGTACCGTCAGAGCAGAGCCGTTAAAGGCTTCGGCTCCGATGAGGATGGCCACAGAGATGATGTAAGCAAGCAGCTGGGGGTTGATGTTCCGCAGGGGGGTCTGCTTCAAAAACTGGGTGATGATGGTGACCATCATGACTGCGCCTGCGTAAGTACCAAGGGAAGTCCAAGTTACAAATTCGTTCATTTCCATTCTCCTTTACTTTACGAGGTTATTGGCGATTACAGCGACAACGGCAACAGCAATAGCTGCGCCGATACCGGTTAAAATAGACCGGAGGACAGCGTTCCAGTTGTCCCCCGGCTTTCTTTCCAGCGTCTCAAGGCGTTCGCCCTGTCGGCTTAATTCGGTTGTCATGGTCTCCATGTTGGTGGCCAAGCGGTTTACACTGTTGGCGATCTCGCCAAAGGCTTTCACGCTGTTTTCTAGGTTGTCAATCCGGTGGTTCTGCCGCCGGTTTTCATCCTCCATGCGCCTGGCGAATTCTTCATGCACATCTTTGGGGAGGAAAATATCCATTAGGTTACCTCCTCAAAATACTGGACTATAAGCTCATGCGGCAGGTAATACAGCACGATGGTTCCGGTTTCATTCAGACGCTTGCAGAGGTAGGTTTTCCCGTCCTCCGGGTCAAGGTAATACTTGCCGTACTCGTACTCCATGCCCTTCGATGCCGGGATGGGGTCGTCAATCGTTCCGGGAGAACTGACATTGACGACTACCCACAGGGCAGGAACAACAGGAGGTTCCCAGTCTGCCTGCGAGGTGTGGGCCTGCAAGCATTTGTATACCTTTCCATTGTGTCGTCTTCTGTCACCCACCGCATACTTGGTGCCAGTTTCCCATGGCAGGAACAGCATGGGGTTCTTTGCTGCATCAGCGTCCGCCATGGTGCCGGTCACGCTGTCAATGCTCGTCCGGATTTCCTGCGCCTGTTCTAGGATGTCACTCCGCATTGGCTGTTTCCTCCTTTTCTTCAGTTTCCACGCCAAGGGTTTTCAAAGCTGCTTTCAGCTGTTCCAACTCTGCATCCTGCTTTGCTTTTACTTCTTTGGCTTTTTCTGTGTAATAGCCCATTTAGTTCACTCCCATAATGTTTAAGGCTTCCTGCATATCTGATGCCATAGAACCACCATCGAAATTTTCTACCTCTGCGTTTTCAAAAATGGTATCTTCGGGTACTTTCCCGACAACATACTCCGCTTCCTCTGCCAAACAAGGAACATAGCATCCATTTGGGGCCTTCTTCACATATACCAAGGTGTCGGAATAGTATTCCTTGCCTTCTGCTTTGATTTTATACATTGTCACACCTCCAGTATCATGGATTTAATTCTGTTCAGCTCCTCAATCGAAGCATTGAAAAAATCATAGTTCCATAACCAATAGTCATCGTGTTCAGGGCGTTTGTATTTCAGCAAGGATAAATCATCCCAAATTCTATCCCATCGGTCTTGGTACTTCCCGTCTTTGCGGTTATTAAGCAGTTTAATTATTTCTGCTGTCAGCTTCCCACGCTCCAAGCCTTTACCATCATCATTCCTTGCGAAATAGCCATAGGCGTTTTGGCTTTTTGTATAGCAAATGGGATTTCCACAATGGCTGATTACATCGTTGGTTTCATCAAGTTTTGTACCATACGGAATGTTTACTTCACCGCACAAAGCCTTTTGCTTAAAACGGTTAAAACAAATGTAATCCATATGTTATACCTTGAAGCACGGAGCAACACCTGCACTTGAATTCGCATAATATGCGTCAGGATTACCAGCATAATCAACAGCTCTAAACATCTCTCCATTTGGAATATTGGGAGAGCGTAGAAGCCACCATACTGAATTCGCAAGTAAATCACTGCGATATTTGCGCTTATCATTACCAGCTGCATAATAATCATATTGTTTACAATAAGAACTTTCCTTATTTGTAGTATTTGGAGATACAGTGCCAAATACTTCATAATGTGTCAGAATGTATATTTTGTCGTCGGTCGATGTTGGAGTGACACCGGCAACTCCGTTTCCTGTATTATCTGTGTATATCGTAGTGGATTTTAGTACAGATTGTAGGTCACTTGGAAGCGCAGCTTCGATAAGAGGCATCACTATCGTCCTCATTTTACAGGACTTCCATCCACCAACAGTGGTTCTAGAATCGTTCATCCTTAAAGCTATGCTACCTGATGGAACAGAACTGTTGAAAAATCTGTCTATAAGACACACATCTTTTCCGTTCTTTGTTGCCTTAAATCCTTGAAATGCTATACCGTTGCCTTCACGCTCGGCGTTATGATTAAAACCAATGATAAATACCCAGGTGGTGTAATTCGTAAGAGTAAGACCATCAGAGACTTTGCCGTTCATGGTCACTTCCTTGCAGTCGCCGACAGCCCAGAAGTTTGCACCCTCGCCAGCGTCAGACATCTGCTTAATTATTGCCCAGCTTGTATCGTTCAGAACATGTGAAGGTAATGCGAGGTCAACTGTGGCAGGAACACTGACTTCCTGCGGGGCAGATACCATCGTCCCGTTTGTTGCAGAAACAGTCCACTTGCCCTCCTGCGGTATTTTAAGCCGAGCCTGACCACCAACAGAAACGCCTGTCACAGTCTTACTGCCAAGGGTAGCGGTAACGGTTGCCCCGTCAGCGACATTTGCCACAAGCTCAAGGCCACCACCACCTGCAATGATTGGATTACCGTAAATTACGCTCATTTTATTGTCCTCCCTAATAAGTCATAATCTTTGTGATTTGTAGGCTCATCGCCGCAGGAGCCGCACCAGCTGCGTATATCTTTACCGTTCCGTTTTCATTTGCCGCCACCATCGAGGTAACACCAGCATCTGCGAGTGCTGCCAGCTGGTCAATAGTGGGGTTGAGGTTGACTTGGAGACCAGCAGGCTGACCCGTGAGTATCGTCTGATAGTACGGACCGCTGCCGCTCCAGCTACCGCTCAACGACACGGTTTGTGTTGTGATCTTCGGCTGGTATTCGGCGGCCCCGACTGCTCGTGTCCCGTCAGCTTTGTAAAAGACCTTACCCTTAACTACAGAGCTTTCATCGGCAGTAGTGTCCGAGATATCCATAAGCGTATCTCCGAAAAACGCTACCTTGTTAACCGCCATCTAATCACGCTCCAATCGTTACGGTCTGACCTCCTGCGGGGTTATCGGCATAAGCAATCGGCACTCCGTTTACGACTACCTCAGAAAGGAAGTCATAGCCATCATCGGGGAGGACGCTAAACTGTGCTTTGGCCGGGGTTACGGTCTTTTTCTGGCCCTTGGTCAACTCACCGGCGTAATCACCGGTTACGCCAAGGATGGACACACCGGATTTAATGTTACCGGCAATGATTTTTGCGGCTTCGGTGCTGTCGATGGAAGCAGAGCCGGAGCCATCGTGATAACCGGCAGGGATTGCTACCGGGGATTTGTCAACGATGGAGAGGGAAACGGCTCCCTTGTTCGGCATAGAGCCGGTTACTTTAGCGCCGTCCACATAGGCGGTTTTGCCATTAAGGATTTCCGCAGCGGTAGCGGTTGCATCGGAAGTATCGGCATCATACGGACAGGTGCCGGTAATGGGAGCGCCGGTCTTGTCGTGCGCTGTCTTGCCTTTGAGCAAGCTTGCAGCATCCACCGTGTCGCCGGTCAAATCCATCAGGGTTTCGCCATAAAAGATTATTTTGGAATTGTACTTAGTGTCAGCCATTTTTAGCCTCCTATAGTTACAGTCTTGCCCCCGGAGGGGTTATCTACGATTTGTTTTGGCACCGCCATAAAGGTCATATTGTCTTTCATCATCTTTTCTTTTGTCAACAGCAGTTGGTCGGTAACAGAAGGGGTAACCGTGTACTCGCCCTTATAGACTTCCGCCGCTACGCCAACCACGCTGCCGAATGTAATTGCAAAAGTAGATGTCGGAGATGCAAAAGCGGTTTGAAACTGGTTTTCAGAGGATTGGAATGTAGTCTGAAAAATCATTTTGTATCACCGCCCGCGATATCATCCAAAAGGCCATCTTTAAGGACATCTGCTACAGATACATTGAGGATATTGGAGTTAAGCCGCGCATTGCCAATACCAACACGAAGCTGTATTTGCACCTGCGGGTTTGGTTTGAAAAGTGAAGTTTCCTCCTCTGTAAGAGTACAGGAAACGGTTTTATCTCCCAGCGTGCAATCCTCAAGGTCTTTTACAAGTACGACATTGCCGCCCTGCTTGTAGATAACGGCCATCATTGAGATGGTGCCGGTATCAAACGGGACGGTAAAAATGTGGGTTGGGGTTGTGTATCTTCCGACGAGGCTCACCCTTTCACCACCTCCGAAATCGCTACCTGTAAGGTAATATCCGCGGTCGGCTTATCGCCCAAGGCATAGGCCGTAATAGTGCCGTTGTCGTTCGCTACATAGATAGCGCCGGTTCCGCTATCAACCATGGTGTTGTAGGCGGCGGTGTCGATCTGGATATCCACCTTGCTATTGGCAGTAGTCCCAAGGCCGGTTACCGTCTGGCTGTAGGGACTTTCGGAGCCGAGCCAAGATGCCGCAGGAAGCGAAAGCTGCTTAATAACAACCGCCCGGTTTATCTTATACTCTATCTTTCCGATGGCCTGCGTTACCGTGTCTGTTGCGGTTACATTCTGCCGGGAGGTTGCCTGCTTGTAGCCGGGGATTTTGATTTGGCTGCCGGTGTAATCGCCGGTTTGCGGTGTCACCGCTCCGGTGCGGCCGTTAAAGCTCGCAACAGTACCGGGGCTGATGGTGTGCGCTACATACTGCAAATCGGAGATCATTGTGGGCTGGGCTGTGTAAGTGGCTATCGGCAGCTGGTACACAGTACCGCTTGCATTGATATCCTCCTGCACCAGCGCCGGAAGCGGGTCTTGCGCCTGTGTCACAAAAGAAATCGGTGCTTCGGTGTTTGCCATGTCAATTTGGATAAGCAATCGACCGGGGACGGAGCCGCTGGTCGGGAGCGTAGCATTGATGGTCTGCGCTTCTACCACAAAGTTTCGGCCGAGGATAATTCCGCGGCCATCCGAAACATTGATGATGTTTCCGCCCTGTGTTGTTACCTCCACGCCGGTAAATATACCGCTGTCGTTGATGATGTGATTATACAGGTAAGCATCATCGGTAGGGGTAACAATAGATGCGTTATACTGGAGCAGCGTTATCATGCGTTTGCCCTCCTTTCAAGGATCAAAATTTTGGTAAGGTCGGCACGGACAACGCCGAAGGTCATTTTTGTAACATCCTGCGACCTTGCATAGCCGGTAAGGATAGATTTGTAACTACTGTCGCCATCAATGACCAAAACCTCTGTGCCGATGGCCATCGAGGTATCAAGTACGCCACAGTCGTTTCTGGCAGTCAGCTCAATCATGTTGTCATACTGCTGCGGAGTGAGTGCTTCGTATGCCTTTTGATAAGCTGCGGTATCAAAGTCCACATCGGTCTCCAAAAACTGCGCTGCGAAGAATACCGGCGTAATCCGGTCGGAATTGTTGGTGTCAACCTTTCCGTTTGGATGCAGATAATAGGTAACATTCTGCGTTTCATCCGCTTTGTTGTAGATGGTCACCTTGTTCAGCTGGCCGGAGCTGTCGCCAATGATAATATTTTTATTCACAATGGCTTGTAGGCTTGCTTCGATGACAGCGCTTTCACTTACCTTTCCAACCGTAACGGTAATAGCCTTATTCTGCGGGTCAAAGGCCATGTTTATGGCTATGCCGTAAGCTGTCAAGGATTTGGTAATGATCTCGTAAAAGCTGTGGATGTTATCCTTGAGGTTCAGCGCCCCGGTGGTCTCGGAGGTCGTTTCCACCGTCATGCCGGTGATGTTTTGTAATGCATCATGGGAGGAAATGAAATTGTCCGTTATGATACCGGCGATAAACTGCTCTATTTTGGAGGATGTGGTGCGGTCAAAATGCACATCAACATCAAACAGCGCCATCAATGGCTGTGCAGAGATGGTCACGCCTGTTTTGTCGGTTTCGACATCATCCACGATCCCCTGATAGGCTACAACGCCGTTTTGGTCGGTCACGCTGATCAAATCGCCTTTCTTTGCATCGATTTTAACCGCCCGGAGAGTGGTTTTTTCCGCCGTTAGGTAGTCAAACTGTATCTCCGGGCTTTCAATCGGCGCAAAGCTGCGGAAAGTATAATCACGAGCGAACACTTCACACTTAAACAGAGTACGCAAGTTTTTCCACCTCCACATATGCGGTTATATCCGATGTGCCGTCGTGCGAAAATGTCAAAGTGCTTTCTCCCGGCGGAGCATAGATAAATCTTCCGGTCGAAAAGTCGCTGGACTGGTACAGGTTTTGGATGTATGTCCCGTCGAGCGCATACTCGGCGATCTCCATTGTTGCAGGGTCGGCATCAACAACGAGTTTGTGGCCGTCAGGGATTGTTGCGGTTACTTTTCCGACCGCTACACGGGTACCGGCCTTGATAAGCGCCCAAGCCGGGTTGACGACCGGCCCGAAGATTTGCAGCTTGCACGGAGATGCCAAATCTCCGTTCCTTATCCTTGCAGTTCCCGTTGCTGTTTCTGCGTAATAATAGGGATAGGTATAGCTGTACCTTTTAATCCCTTGGTCTGGCGCTTGGCTTTGCGTTACCTTAACAGCTTCATGCCAAGTTCCGAAGCAAAGGAATGTAATCGGCACGGCCAAATAGCCGGACTTCAGTTCCGACTTATCCGCAGACTGCACTTCGCACTTGATTTTGTACCAAGTGTCCAGCGGGGAATACATTAGGTAAAGCGGGCCTTTTGTCACAAACGAAATAAACGCCTGATACCGGGAATAGTCGAAGAATATCATTTCGCCTGTCACGGCATACTGGTTAAGGAATTCATCCGATACCAGCCATGCGCTTCCGGCTTGGATGGTAGAGTAGGTTTTGCCAAATCCTAATCCACCCGGCGCATTGAAGTACGCCGTTTTGTCCATCAAATCCCATTCGGCGCCGACACCGTTCTTGAGCTTAAATTTTCTCATCAGTAAGCCCTCCCAAGCGCACGGTTGACCGCCTGTACCAAGTTCCTTGCGGCAGCTTCACCGGCTGCGTTATCGTAGCCGTTAAATGTGTTGTTCATTTCGATAGTGATGCCGCCACGGTCGTTTCCGTTCAGTGGCATAACATGGGCACGGCCACCGTCCATGGTAAGCAGCTCCGGCCCGGCTTCGCCGACGATGGCGCTGCCGGAGGACAAAACTCCGCCCTTGGCAAGATAAGCAATTTTTCCGATGGTCGGAATATTAAATCCGAGGGACTTACCGCCCAAAACAGGAACCCAGTCAGGGACATCAAAGTGGATCTTATTCAGACCGTTTATCATCCAGTTGATTGCGTCAATGACCATGTTGATTAGTGCAATGATGCCGTTAATGGGCGCTTTTGCAATGTCAACAAGCGCCGTAAAGATTCCCTTAAAGATTTCCTGCACACCTTTCCATGCTCTTTCCCAATCTCCAGTAAAAACGCCACGAACAAAATCGATAATACCGTCAAAAACGGCCTTTATGGAATCCCAAATGGATTTTACTGTTGAGAAGAAGAAATTTAAGATTTCCCCCAATACTCCAAACGATTCCGACCAATCCGTCGTAAATACGCCCTGCAAGAAATCATCCACACGCTGGAGGATGGCCTGTATCTCGTCGCCCTTTGTTGCAATCAGCGCAACAAGTCCTACAATGGCGGAAATAATCAGAACTATCGGGTTGGCTATCAAAAAATTAACAGCTGTCGTTATGCCCGTTACAATTCCAGGGATTACAGTTCCCGTTATGAATGTGAACGCAGATGACACAGCGCTCATAACGGCTGGGATAGCTGTTTCTGTAATAAAACCTATTGCCGCCCCAATTCCGCTTGAAATTCCCTCTACAACGGTTGTAATAATCGGCCCCATTTTAGTTGCCGCTTTAATAAGGGCATGTATTACCGTGCCTGTCAGCTTGCTCATCGCTCCGGCTATGCCTGATATGATTCCAGCAACAGGAGAGATTGCCGCAATAAGACCGCCGACAATAAGGATCGTCTTTTTGACCCCATCGTCGAGGTTTGAAAACCAACCGATTGCATTTTGAAGCCCTGCGACGATTTTATTGATAATCGGCAGCAGGATATCACCGATGGAAATCGCCAAGTTATTGAGCCCGTTTCGGAGTATTTTCATCTGGCTTTCGGTCGTTGCGTATCTTTTGCTTGCCTCGTTGGAGAGGGCAATATTTTCGTCCCATGCAGTATTTGCGGTTGTAACAGCATCGTCCAATACATCGGACGCAAGGGCTAACGCACGAAGCATATTTGACTGGCGAATCCCGGAGAGCCCCAATTCATCCAATACGGAGATTGTGTCCTCTCCATTTTCGTTCATCTTCCCAAGCCCGCCGATGAAAGCACTGATTGCGTCTATCGGTTCATTGCCCCACATATCTGCGAATTCAGAAGCAGATACACCAGCGATCTTTGCGAATGTTTCAAGATCATCACCGCCAGCAGACACAGCCTTGCTTATTGCGGTCATTGTTTGGGTCATTGCCGTACCGCCTGCCTCTGCGTTGATGCCAACCGAGGACATTGCGGTAGACAATGCAAGGATATCCTGTTCGGACAACCCGGCAACTGTACCAGCAGACGCAAGGCGTGTAGCCATCTCAACAATATCGCGCTCTGTTGTGGCAAAGTTATTGCCAAGGTCAACGATGGTACTGCCGAGTTTGGAGTATTCATCAGCGGTCGTTCCGGTAATGTTGGCAAATTTGGCAAGTGCAGAGGCAGCTTCATCAGCGGAAAGGTTGGTTGCTTCGCCTAAGTCGATCATAACGCGGGTAAAGTCAAGTACATCATCGGTGGCAATACCCAACTGTCCAGCAGCTTCCGCAACCGCCGCAATCTCCGTAGTGGACGCAGGAATTTCTTCTGCCATGTCCAATATGCCCTGCCGGAGTGCCGCAAGCTGCTCTGTAGTGCCGTCTACTGTTTTTTCAACGCCAGCAAAGGCGCTTTCAAATTCTACAGCCGCTTTTGTGGCTGCCACTCCTGCGCCTGCAAAGGCCAAAGATGCCGGTGCAAACTTCTTTGCAATGTTCCCGGACTTTTCTGCTATTTCGCCGGTAACCGCTGAAACCTGTGCAAGTGCCGCACGGCTCTTGGACGCTTCGGCCTGTAGGTCTTTCAGCTTTAGTTCGGCGCTGGTCAGTTCCCGGACTAACTCACGGTATTGTTTTTGGTTGATCTCCGTGCCGTCCGCCATTTCCTGATCCGCTTTCTTTTTGGCGTTTCGGAGGCTTTCAACCTTGTTTTCTGTATTTTTGATTTGTTCCCCGAGCAACTTCTCCTTTTGCTTGAGCAGGTCAATATTGGTCGGGTCGAGTTTCAGCAGGCGATTGACTTTATTAAGCTCCGATTGTGTCCCACGGATTTCGCTGTTCAGCGAGCTGATCGCTTTTGACAATCCCTTTGTATCGCCGCCGATTTCAACAACGATGCCTTTAACATTTTCAGCCAATCTTACCACCTCCTGCGAAGAAATCACGCAAGCCGCCGGGTCTGCCCTTTATGGCATACTGTTCTGCGTCGTTGGCCTTTTCGATCATCAAATCGTAGACCATTCCGCAGGTCATGTCCTCCAGCGCTTCATCGGATAACCCGAGTTCAGCGCAGCGGAGCATAAAGGTTGACCCGGTGGGCTCACGCACGGTTTGTTTTATTTTTTTTTTGGAACAGCGGTAGTCTTGTTGTTCAGGCTCCAAAGCTCCAAAATGGCAGGGAGCACTTTATAGATGGAAAACATCTCAAACTGCTCCAGCCACTCGTCAACATTGTCCGGGATGGACCCGTCATATTGCCGAGCCATGATAAAAGCGACATCCTCAAATATTTCAAGATCGCTTACGGAAAAAGATCCGTCCTCGGATGTCGCTGCCGTTTGTAGCTTTTGCAGGTCACGGACAATATCCCGACCCACTTTATGGCGGTAGATGCGTGGGGTCAGCGCATTAGCGCACAACCCTACGCTTTTTCCGTCGATCTCGATTACTTTGTTCATTTCAGCCTCCAGTCGTCGGAGTGAATACGGCGGTGTACCAGCCGTTCACGGTCGCCTCCGGGGTCTCCGCCGTAGTGTAGGCAAGGGAGTTGCCGTTTGCCAGCGGGGAAGCGGTGATGCTGACGGTTTGCGTCTGCGGCTCTACGCTCTCGGTCGTGGTGTTCAGCTCACGGGTAGGCCGAGTGCAGGTGCAGTTGTAAAGAACAAACTTCGTCCCGTTCACATCGCCCTCCTCTTGGAACAGCAGTGCGAAAGACTTGGGCTGAATGTTTGCATTCTCGATCATCACCTTGCTGGTGGTGTCAAGAGTATACCCGAAAACATCCTTGAGGAATGCTTCGGGGAAAACGGCAACTTCGAGATCGCCGGTGTAGCCGCTGTTCGCCACGGCTACGAAATACTGAATGTTGTCCGCATAAAACGGTGTGGTATCGCCGGAAGGCTCCAAAGACAGGCTAACTGCGCCGGGGATGGCTACGGGAGTGCCATAGGTGTTATTTTCCCCGTCGAGGATAGCGTAATGGACATTCGAGATACCGAATTTAACTTTATCAGCCATTTTTACACCTCGATTTCATAAACTACTTGGTTACACTGCTGATCTTCAATGTAACTCTCGGACTTCTGCCAAAACAGAGAGGACAAGGCCTGTTCGACTTTGCCCTCTGCTGTTAGGTCTTTATCTTTTGTGTAAAGCTCAACCTGTATATGGTTGATGGGGTGATACACCACATTGTCAGCGCCAAAATTATTGGAGTAGGAGACGCGATAGAGGATATACGGTAACTTTTGCGGCTTATTGAAGTAACCGTAAGCTACGGGCATCCTCGTCTGTTTTAACAGGGAATTGACCTCTTGCAGTGTCATCCTTTCTTAATCACCACCTTTACACGGGTTAATAGTTTCTGCTCTGCCTTTTGCTCCGCTGGGCCGATGTGGGGGAATGGGCGGGCAGAGCCTTTTGCGGTTCCGCCTGGGCCTGCGTGACCATGTTCCAGCAAGTGCGTGAGCTGGTAATCCGTTTTGTTGAAAATTCGCATACGGATATCGCTGTAGCTCTCATATGCGACCTTGTCACGCCAACCGGCCTTATAATCGCCGGTCTGTACCGGGCTGCCGGTCACAATGTCTTGGCGGCATTCCTTTGCCACCTGCCGAACCTCTTTTTTTACGCCATCCGTAACGGCCTGGTCATAGTTTTTCAGTTCGGACAGGATTGCCGTTGCCAACTCATCCGGTCTAACCGTTTTCGACATCGTTGCCCACCTTTTCCTCTAGGTACAGCTCTATTTCATCGCTGCCTGTTGCAAAATAGGTGCGATAAATGGAATAGCGTGTGCCGCGCCACTCGGCTAATTTCTGCCCAGCATAGTTGGCGATAGGAGTAACCGCCACAAGGGACGGCTGCAAGCCGTTTTGACCGGCGGAATAGAACTCCGCCCGTGTAGCGGACTGCAGCCGCGCCCAGACCTGTGTTGTGGTTTCTGTGGCAATCTGTACCCCGATATCGTTCTGCTCAAAGGTTTTGGAGATTAATGTAATGAGATCATCCAAATCAATCACCCACCTTTTGCTCAAACAGCCGGTTGTTGAGTGCCCACCGGAGCATCCTGGGCATTGCTACGACCTTTTCCCGGCGTTGCCGGTAAAGGTAGGCGGCGTACATCTCCACCAGCATAGCATCACCGGTGCTGGTGGAAAGTACGATTCCCTCGGTAGCGATATACTCCTTGGCAGACGCGATCAACGCCGACAGGTAATCGTCAAGCGCTGTTGTGGAAAGTTGCAAATCAACCTTCAAGATCACGAGGATATCAGCGTCTGTCATGCTTTAACCCCCTTTTAGGAAGCCTTGGTTACATTGACTGTGTAAACAACGGTCTCGTTGCCATTCTTGACAGTAACGGTCAGAGGATGGGCAGCGCCATCAGCCAGCCAGGTAACAGAGCCGCCGTTCTTCACATTGGCGTTGTTGTAGGCAATAGCGACCTGCGCACCGGCAACCTCGGTAGTGGCGTTTACTGCAGCAGTCGCAGCGGAAGCGGTAGCGGTGTAGCTCAGCACATCGCCATCAAAAGCAGGGCTGAGGGACAGGTTTCCAACGGTCAGAGCGGACAGCTTGGCGTTGTTGGCGGTATCAGCCGCAAAGGTCATGGAGGTGGTTACGGAAGCGCCGTTAATGTTGATCGCCACAAAAGCGCCGGGGATAACGGGCATACCGTCAGCACGCTCTTTGCCGCGGAATACAGTGTTGTCCTGAATGAACTGAACCTCGCGGGATGCTTCGATGGTCATGCCGGAGCGCTGTGCCCACAGGTACAGGTCGCCATAGCCGCCAACGATGTCGCCATCGGGGATAAATTCGAGGATTTCCACATCACCGCCGATGATGGGCATGGTCATACCGTCAAAGGTGACATACCGGCCCAAAGCGGTAGCAAGGATTGCCTTGGACTGCAGAGTAGCCAGGGTCTTGCTATTCATAGCCCAGAAGCGCTCGCCGCGGGAATAGCGGGTGAAGGTGTTACCAGCAGCAACAGCCAGCGCAGCCCAGAAAGCCTCGCCGGTGGAAGCGGTGGGAATGGTGATGATGTTGGAGGTGTGCAGGTCAACCCAAGCAGGAGCATTGGCCGGGTAATCGCTGGGTTTGCTCTCCTGCGCCAGACGCGTCACAATACCGAGAGGCATCTTCTGACCAGCGCCCTTGCCGTACAGGATGGCCTTATCCTTGGCAAGGCCGATAGCCTCGGACAGCATCTCGACGATCCAGGAGGCGAGGTTTACATCGTTATCCTCCAGCAGGGAATTACAAACAGGAACATAACCGGCAACCTTGAAGCCGTCAAGAGTGATCTGGTTAAAGCTGAATGTCAGCTCATTGATGGCACCGCACATTTCAGTCCAAACGGCCTCGGGGACAGTACCGGCAATGGTCTGACGGGCTTCGCCATTGACATTGCGGATGCGGACCCGGCGCATCAGTTTGGAGTAGCGATACATATTCTCGGCAATGAGGTCGAGGAATACAACAGGGATGGTCAGCTCACCACCGGTGATATCTCTCTTGCTGCGGGCAGCGTTACGAAGCTCCGCAAAGAAGGTCTGCACATCGGGCTGGGCTACGATAGCGTCACGCTGCTCTTTGGGAAGAGCGTCAAAGGCGCGCACATTCATGGGGAGGGAGCGAATGTTGATGGTATTCATGGTAAAATCATTCCTTTCGTCTTTCTTTTCTGCTTTGGGTTCAGCCTTGGTAGGATCCTTTTCGGCATTTTCCAAATCTTCCTCAAGGCCCTTGATTTCTGCGGACAGTTTTTCTTTTTCTGCGTTGTGGGCATCCTGTTCCTCGGTAAGTTTGTTCATGGCGTCCTCAACAGCCTGCTGCTCCTCATCGGTGGTAGCTTCGCCGATTGCTTTTTCGATTTCAGCGGAGCGTGTTGCAAATTCTGCGTCTTTAGCTACCAGTGCCTCAAAAGCTGCTCTTTTCAGTTCCAGCTTTTTGGCAATCATAATGGATTTCAGTGCCATGTCAGCACTCCTTTCTTAGCTTTTTGAGGGCTTCGGCCCTCCATTGGTCGAGCTTGCGCTCGTTGATCTTTTCAAGGTCTTTTTTCCGAGCCTCTACCATGGTGTCCTCGTAGGCCGGGAAGGTAACGACCGATACCTCATACAGTTTGACTTTGCGAATAGTCCACACGGTTGTGCCATCTGGCCGGATTTCGGTTTCCTCGTCAAGGATGTCAAAGCCGAAAGAACATTGGGAAACATCCCCACGCTTTACGCGCTCATAGGCGTTCATGGCATCCTGATCCGCTTGATTAATGAGGATGGACCCCCAAAGGCCCAAATCGTCAACGCGGAGGGTCAGTGTACCAGCTGTTGTTCTGCCAAGCACGATTGTGGTATCATGGTTAACCAGCGCCCGAATATCATCACCGAGGGTACCATCAAAGGCTCCTCGGTCAATGCGCTCGATGGCTTTATCCCACATCCGGTATTCACCGGTAAAGGTGGCGAAATAGCCCTCAATGTAGAGGTTCCCATCAGCAGCGCGGGTTTTGAAGTCGCCACTGCGGCTGATTGCCTGTCTTGCTCCTACCATTTACTCACCTCCTCCGTTTAGTTTTTTCTGATCGCCAAGGCGGTCCGCGGGAATGTAGTTTTCAAGGGCCAAAAGCTCATCCATTCCCTCGTGCGGAGTAAGCCCCACCCAACTGCGCCACTCGTTCCGTGTCATTGCCATGCGGTCAACCATTTCCGCGCCAGCTTTGATGGTTTCCTCCAAGGAATAGTTGTAGAGGGAGCGGACATTGAAGCGGAAAAAGTAATCCGGAGATACGAGCAGCTTTCGGCTAAACTCCTGCTCCAAAATCTGTGCAATCGGCATGATACGGGAAGAAATAAAGTTGTTCCATTCGTCTCGCTTGAACTCGCCAACGCCCAAAACAAAAGGCGGCACGCCAAGAATGGTTGCCACCGTCGTTTTATCCAGTTTTACGAAGTCTGCCAGCGCAAGATCAGATAGAGTAAGGGGCCTTACCTGTTCCACCGAGAATTGCTCGGCAGGAATCAGCCAAGGTTCCCCGGCTTTATTGCTTGCAACAAAATCGCCAAGGAGCTTTGCACGCCCCTCCGGGTCAGAAAACTCGTCCGTCAGCGAATCCACCTTCACGATAAGAGACGGTTTCCATTCACTGGCCATGAAACCATTTTCTGTTTTCGCCGCTTGCTTGAGGTTATTTGCCACATCAGCCAGCGCAATGCTGTACCCAGTGCCTTGCCATGGGTAGTAATTGCTCGGATTTATGGCAAAATGCAGCACATCATTCGGGTCATAGGGTTCCCCAGATATTTCGATGCTATAATACCGTTCCCCATTCGGTACAAATGCTACAAACGCCGCCGGAATCGGGTCAAGCCGCCGGAGCAGCCCCTTCCGGGTCTTTGGGAGCACTACAGCGTTCCCCCGGCCATCCAGCAGCATTGTTTTGATGATCCACTGGATAAAGTTTGACCGACCCATGTAGCTGTTCGGCTCTATATCAACCACACGAGACAGCCCATTTTTAACCCGGATATCTCCACTATCGGTGTTTTGCATCAGATAGATTGTCATACTTCCAATTAAAGACGCAATCCTATCAACAGCGGCACAGATTTCCGGGTTGTGCGCAAGGTCTGTATAGCCGGAACAGGTTAGGTCTTTCCAGCCGGTTCCATCACACAGGCATACAGCGCTCCGCGTTTGGGGCTTATCCCGAGAGCGGAAGCGCTCAAAAAAATTTGCTATGCTCATTTATCACCCCACCATTTCTTTCCTGCTTTAGATTTATCCAAAGCCTCCAAGTACCGCACCGTGGCGAATACGGAGGCATCGAACACATCAATTCGGTTTGTCGGTCTTACCTTGTCGTACTGGATCATGTCGTCTGTCTTTTCGACGGCCGAGACATTCCCAACACAATACTCATATGCTTCGGAATGCATATAGTACAGCGTCCCATTTTTGGCGCTCTGCTCGATATGCCGGAAACCTTCTGATTTCCTGTAAAAATACTGCGGTTGGTCGATAATGTTAAACCCAGCCGATTTCATGCCAATGAAATACTCTCGGCAGAATTTACGGTCATGCCCCACCTGTCGTATTCGGAAACCGCGCTTTCGCATTGTAACAAACCAGTTGACAACATCGGCGTGGTTTACGGTTGGACTGTTGCACATGGTCAAAAGTCCATCATCGGCCCAGCCGAAAAGCGGTATACCATCCTCGTCGGCCTTAACATGAGCCTGCACCACAGGGAACCAAGCGTGACTGATGATGATATCCACGCCTTTGTAATTTCCAAAAAGCGCAGCCGCTGTTAGGTCGTGCATTTTTGAGAGGTCTGCACCACCATACCAGTCTATTGGGAGCTTTGAAAGCTCGTCCAGCGTCCAGTTGTATTTTTCATCGCTTCGCCGGAATTCGTCGAGGTTGAAATAGGACTTGATAGCCCCGGTATAGACATTGAGAGACTTTGCGAAGAAATCTTTCCGCTGCTGCGGGTCATTCTGCGCCTGCAAGCTATCGTTTAGAATTTCCTCCGGCCGGATGGAAACGCCATAGGCCGGATTGGCCATCTCATGTACCAGGGGATTGGTATAGTCGATATTTCCATCCTCATCCGGATTGGCGCAGCACATAAAGATAAAATATTGTTCGTCCTTGATGGTGCCATCCAGCACCTTTCGGCAGTATTGCAGCCGCTGCCCAAGGAAGCCCTGTTCGTTATCGCCAGCCGTGGAAATACCTATCAGCAGCTTGTTGGTGTAGGCTTTCATGGCTTCCTTAAAAAGGTTGTACTGCTTAGGCTTGGTAAAAGCGTGGATTTCATCGCAGATCGCAATATTGCAGTTAAGAGAATCCTGCGCATCCGGGTTTGCAGCCAGAGCGCGGATAAAAAACGAGCCGTCTGGGAGCTCTGCCTCCATTGAGTGCTCGTTGTTGTTGTCAATGATCTTTACACCGCCGCCATGCTTCTCGTCCTCGCCCATAAGCCGGATGTTATAATCCAGAAAATTAAAGCTTTCAAGGGACTGCATCAGAGCCGCGGCCGATATGTAGGTTTTGGAACCGCTGCGCCGGTACCACAGGGACAGCGCCCATGCGAGGGAAGCGGCAAAACTGGTTTTGATGTTCTTTCGAGGGATAAAAATAAGGGCTTCATGAAACCGCACCACATCGGTGCCTTTCAACTTAAACCCAAGAAGATTGTATATGATGAATTTGTGAAACGGCTCCAACAGGAACGGCTTTCCCCGGAGCGGTGTACCGTCCAGCTTTTCCCCCTGCTGGTGGCAGAGGGTCTTTTCGATGATTTGAATACAGAACTCCGGCCCTTTCGGCGCGAAATCGTACTCGTCATTATCGAGGTCAGCAAAGAAACGGTCAACAGACTGCCACAATTCCTTGCAAGCAACCTTTCTCCCGTCTCTGATGCTTTCGGCATACTCAAGGACTACGGGCCAGTTCTTACCCTTAATCTGTCTCAAGGCTGGCAAGAGCAGCGGCAAGGCCGCCCTTTTCCTCCTTTTCCTTCACTCCGCCGGTCATTTTGCGGAAACTCGATGGAGTAAGCCCCAATTCGCGCCAGTATGCCAGTGCGCTCTTGTTGAGGTCGTCCCACAGAATCAACAGAGGGTTTTTTACCATATTTGTGGCGTTCCCTTTGTTGGTATATTCGATGACGGACTTACCGCCGGACTTTTTGAACTCGGCCTTGGTCTTATCCCGCTGTTCCAGTATCTCTGCAAGCGTTTCTACCGCAGATTGATAAGATGGGTCGGCCGTACCGAGTTTTTCCATCTGTTTTTCGATAGTTTCAACCCATTTTTCCTTTGTCATGGCTTCCCCTTTCTCAAAAATATACCGTAGAGTTGGAAA